ACATAAAAATCGATGCCTGCTGAAACTGTTGTACCTCTATTTGGTGTTTTTACGTCTCGTAACTTTTGTACTTTCATTTTGTAAATCATTTTGGTAATCGTTTAGTGAAGCAATATAAGCTACACAATCTAATAGGTTGTCTTCTTTGTGATTGTAAGCCTGTCTCGATAACTTAAGCGCAATCATACAGTTGTACATGTCGACTGCAGTTAACTCTTTACGGCTTAATAACGATGCAATCTTGGCAGCTTCCTGCATACCCTCTTGCATTGGGCCATACTGACGGGCCTTTTCTTCAGATCTCTTATAGATGATCTCGTTTGCTTGTTCTAGGATGTTCATGCAATAAATATAAAACAGAATTGATAAATGGTAAAACTATTCTCCTAAGTACTTGAGGATGTCTCTTTTGTCGCCCCACTCTCTTTGAGAATCAACATCACTTGGCTTAATTGTAGGCTTAGGCATATTTCTAGCTACATTCCAGAACCAATCTCCAGAGTTACCATAACGTTTCATATAGTCCCAACCTTTTGCATCGTAAGTTTTAATGCAATCAAATGGAGTATCAATGTCACAATCTTTTAAGAAGTCTTTATGATAAGCATAGAATTTAGCTCTGCCTAATTCACCTGGTTGCACATTTCTTGCAACTGCTACTGCATGAAACTTTGTATCAGGAAGTGCAATCTGAAGTGTTCTAGATAAAACTCCTGTTGAAAATACTGACCACATTGTATCTATATTCTTGTTCTTAAACGCTTCATGAAATATCTTTACTCCTCCAGCAACTACTTGTTCATGCTTAAGACCAAAGGGAAGATACTTAGCGCCAATCTTTTGAGCAAAGTCTTTTGCCCACGCATTAATAGTTGGCATAGCAGGCGTCTTCAAGAATATTGGTGTTGCACCATCTTCAATAACTCTTAGTTGATGTTCTGACGCTTCTTTAGATGCTGGCATAAATAATACAAGCTTTTTGTTATACTTTTTTGCAAGATAGGTTAGTGAATAAGGAGCATAGCCTGTTCTTGGTGCAACATATACTAATGTGTCTTCTTTTACTTGACTAATCATGAAGTCACCCATCTTGGCTTTGCTACCATACTGAAACTCTCCATCATCTATAACTGTATTGCCATCGATTTGTTTAATAGAAAAATCAAAATCAGGCTTATAGTCTTTTGTCATTTCAAGGTAGTAGTTTAAGTCTCTACCATCTGACATGTCTAAGTTAGACTGGTCTGTTGCTTTGTTTATAAACATTAATTAGTATTTTATTTCTTTTCTTGAAGGTCTTTACTTAATTCACTAACAGGCACAGGTGTTCCTACAGGATAAGGAGATCCTTCTTTAGCGGCAGTTATAGATGTCATTCCTGATTTAACAGGGATTGCTTTACGTAATGGTACTGCTGCTTCATTGAGTGGGCCGTATACTTTAGCTAACACAATACCAGTAGATGTTGTATCGAAAATAACACCTGGCATTGCAAACATATTACTTTCGCTTGTGCTTGCACAATCAAGGTTTACAACAAATGCACGATTTACAGGCGGTAATAATTCCCACTTCCAGGATTCTGGATTAAATTGAGGAATGGTAGTTGTTGAATCATAGTACCAAAATAAAGACCATACTGTATTGTTAGTTCCATCAGGAGTTTGAAAGTTTTCATTCACATTAAACCTTCCATAAGTTCCACTAATACCTTGCATTGCTAAATTAGAAAGAGATGGTCCTGTTAATACAGGGCATATAGCACATCCTTCATCATACTCTACTCCTTGAACTATAATTTTTCTTCCAGTAGGAAATGCTGATGATGCACCACAGAAAGCAAAAGATCCTTGGTGAATTTTTACTGCTTTATCATATTTAAGATCTTCAACTGTTTCAGTTTTACAGCTAAATAACATTACTAGTAGACTAACTACTATGAGTGCGCTTTTTTTCATTTTGTTTTATTTTAATTTAATTGCAAAGTCATAATATTTGTCATGACCCCACGTTTGTTTAAGTATTGTATTATTCTTCATCCTACGTCCATTATTTTTTATAACATGATCTTCAGATTGATACTCTTGAAAGTATCGAACAACGTCACAAGCTCTACTATCTTCACAATCAATTGGGTTCAAGTTATATCTGTTAGATAAGAATTGTAGTACTTCATTAATGTACTCAAACTCTTTTACTTTAGGACTAACTTTAGGGAAGATTGCTTTGATACATCTTACTGCATTTGTTCCTGCGTATACCCAACCTTTTGGATTAACGTAGTTAGGGAAATATTCACCTAAGTCTGCAGCAAATGCTGTTAATACAAAGTTCTGCTTTTTGAATCCTACACTATTTAGATACTCATTACCAATATCTGTTACTTGATAGATGTCAAGCTTTTTATTTTTTACTGCATCAAAGATGTGTCTAACTAATCCTTCAGAGTGCTCAAGAATAAACTTCCTAAGATGATTTTTAGTTTGTCCTTCAAAAGTAAACTGAGGAAGTAGATAGCCTTTATTATCTGTAAATGGTGTAAAGCGGTTATGAAGGTCCTGCTTCCATTCTGGCCATGTGTAATGTTCTTTCAATATAGAATCCACGATCCAGAAGTTACCAAAGCCGTGCGTCCCTAATATGTCCTTGATATGGTCTGTTTTATATCTTGGTACATAATTAATACCAGAACCGCAAAGCCTAAACAAATAGAATAGCATAAACCAATCAAACTCATCATTAATATCATGATGCGTAAAGTGGTGGCCCATTTTTCTTACATCATCTTCTTTATACCATATAGCTTCAGTGAATGCACAAAATGCTGCAAACCTACGATGCGCTGTATCGTAAATAGGTACATGATAGATTAGATCATCATTAACATCTGCGTATAGATCTCCTTCATATGGTATTTTAAGACTACCATGTTGTTGCATTAAAAGACTACGCTTATCGTACTCATCTAGTGCTTCTAACAACTTCTCATTAATAATAAATTTTTGCATTATTTTATAAATTGATCTGCGAACATATAGTATTTAGGCTTCAAGTGTACTGACTGCTTAGGTTCCATGTACTCAAACATTTTCATACCATCTTCATCAATCCATTCATCTGGCCATTGAAGTGTTTTAAGTCCTGAGTTATTCATGATTCTATTTGCGGTATCTCTTAAATCAGCTCTTTCTTGTCTTGTACCAAAATAAGGTTGTTTAAGATATAAACCTGTACCAGGTAATTTACGACTTTCATGCTCAACTGGTAACAAATTAACTAGAGTAGCATTATTTAGTTTCTTTGCAAACTCTATGTAACGTCTAAATAAGTCACCTACTGCGGCTTTAGGATTTTCCTGCCTCATTAAATGGAAGCGTATATCAATATTACCAAAATAAAGAACTACTTCATCATACTTACTATTCCACTCTTCAACTAAAGAGTCGGCGTCTTTTAAGAATCCATGTAGTGTTTTACCATCAGTTCTATCTAAACCAAAACCAGGCCTCCATACACTAAGAGAGTGCGAATCTCCTCTTACTAACTTTCTTGTAGTATTGCCATGTAGTTTAGCATAGTCAATACAGTTAATTGTAGGAAACTGATGATCTAGCCCAAACCTCTTATTAAATACATTAAGATCAATAGGCACATTAACGGCATACTCATTCCATGTTGAAGGATCTGGATTAAATTGTAATTCTCCTGGATGCTCTGATTTTAGTATGTTCATCATAACGTGATAATAGCCTCCACCGTGATGGCTTTGGCTACTACCTACATTATTTAGCATACCTACAATGGCTGCTTTCATAACTGTATTTTCTATAAATTTAAGCTATTCTATAGGATCTATAAAATCTATCTATCAAGTATCATAAAAAAGCCCTCAAAAGAGGGCCTTTACTTTTAACTTTTTACTGGCTATTAACCACCGATAGTAGTCCAAGCATCTTGGAATTCCATACTATTTATTTTATAATAATCGAAGATATCATCAAATACTTGAGGAAAACTACGTTCTAAATCTCTATCTGATTCATCTTGACCTGTTACTTTTTCATAATTATGATATAAAAAGCTTGCCAATTCATTAGCATCAGTTTGATTTCCTAATTCTGATTTTACTAGGTCTAAACCCATTAATTGCTCTCCTGGGTTATTAAAGTCTTCTTTTAGAATTCCAGCTAATTTTTGTAGCTTTTTAACTTCATTAAGATGCTGTTTCATTTTTATAATTTATATCAATAAATATCATAAAAAAGCCCTCCGAAGAGGGCCTTTATTATTACATCATTCCGCCCATTCCCATCATAGGATCGGCTTTTTCATCTTTTTCTTTCTTTTCAAACACAACTGATTCTGTTGTCAGGATTGTACCTGCAACTGATGCTGCGTTCTTTACTGCAGTAATAACAACTTTAGCAGGATCAATAATACCAGACTCGACTGCATCAACCATCTTGTGATTTTTTGCATCGTATACTTTACCTTCAGCCGGGATATTCTCATACCAATTTTCAATACCTGCATTAGATAGGATTTTTTTGAATGGTGCTTGAAGAGCCGCTCTTACAATATCTCTAGCGATAGCTACATTGTTATTGCTTTCTACTCTATGATTAAGTGCCACTCTATAAAGTGTAGCTCCACCACCTGGAACGATACCATCTGCAAGAGCTGCTTTTGTTGCGTACAAAGCATCTTCTACACGATCTTTTTTCTCTTTGATCTCGATATCACTATTACCTCCAACAGAGATGATAGCAACACCGCCTATCAATTTACCAAGACGTTCTTGCAACTTCTCTCTTTCATAGAATGAAGTAGCTTTATCAATCTGATCTTTGATCTCAGTTGCACGATTAGCCAAAGTAGCTTCATCACCTTTACCATCGATAATAGTTGTCTCTTCTTTAGATACAGTAACGAGTCTTGTAGAACCAAGGTATTGAGTGATTTGTTGTGTAGAAAGCTTGTCTAGCTTTAAACCTTTGTCTTTAGAGATAACTTGACCTCCTGTTAAGATAGCAATATCTTCCATGATCAATGTCTTACGCTCACCAAAGTCTGGTGCTTTTACTGCACAAACTTGGACGATACCACGCATTTTGTTTACAATGAGTGTAGCCAAAGCTTCATCACCAATATCTTCAGCAATGATCAACAAAGGTCTATTCTCAGAGTTAGCCTTAGTCAATACTTGCAACAACTCTTGAGCTGTGGAAATACGACCATCATAAAGTAGAATATAAGGATTATCAAGTACAGATTGCATAGTTGCGTTGTTAGTCACAAAATAAGGTGACTTATAACCACGATCAAACTGCATACCTTCTACAATCTCTAATGTAGTTTCACCTGACTTAGACTCTTCAATAGTTACAACACCATCACGACCTACTTTATCAATAGCTTCAGAGATTAAGTTACCAACCTCAGGATCATTATTGCCTGATATAGTTGCTACTTGTTTAATTTGCTCTTCTGAAGATATATCTGTTGCTAGTTCTTTGATCTCTTTAACAACTTCGGCTACTATTTTGTCGATCTCATTTTTGATCTCAACAGCATTAGATCCTTGGCGAATTTCTTTCAAGCCTGCTTTAACAAGTTCTGTTGCAAGTAGAGTTGATGTAGTTGTACCATCACCTGCTTCATTAGCACTCTTAATACTAACCTGCTTTACAAGTTGTGCACCAAGATCTTCGATATCATCTTCTAGCTTATGAAATGCTTTAGCAACAGTTACACCATCTTTTGTAACTTTAACTTCACCAGATTGCTCACGAATCAAAACTGTGCGACCACCAGGCCCAAGTGTTGATGATACTGATTGATTTAGCTTTTCTATACCGGACAGTAACTTTTCTTTAAGCTCTGTTCCAAAAACGTTTTTTGTTGTACTCATAGTTTGTTTTATTCAATTACTGCAAATATGTCTGATTCTTTACAAATGTAGTAGTCATCACCTTCAATAACGATTCTTTGTGAACCGAGTTTAGGGATCAATACGATCTCACCTTCTTCTAAGGTTGAAATTACTAGTTTGTCTGTGTGATAGTTATAAACATCTGATGTAGCCACCACTTTTCCCATTTCAGGCCTTTCTTTACCTAGATCAGGAATGATGATATTACCAAATGTTTCTTCTTCTGTTTCTATTGGCCTAAGTACTACATAGCCATTTAGTGGGGTTATTTTTTTCATATTACTAATTTACAATTTCTAATTCATTTATTTTAACACAAAAATAGAGTAAGCCATCTTTTTTAAAGACTGCTTCTACTCCGTACCAAATTTTGAAGTCTTCTAGATTCTTGCCATCCATGAACTCTTCTTTTAGAGTCTTCTTGACTTCAAACAAGTCGTCATTAATCTTAATGAAATTTCTGTGTAGTTGGAACATAACTGGTTGTAGGTAGGCCTTTTACTTTTTATTTTAGCTGTTTAGTAGGAGTCGCAATCTCAATCTTCCTAATTGCTTTTCCTTCAGCAATTGGAATGTCTAGAGTTAAGAGTCCTTTGTCTAAAGCTGCCTTTAATTGTGAAAGATCGAACTTAGTCGATATCTTCCAAGTCAAATCAAAGCTTGACTTTTTAATACCTCTGTAAATAGCGGCATCCTCATCAAATGTTTGTGGCTTTTCGTACTTAATACGAAGTTGATCGCCATCAATTTGAATATCGATGTCTTTTGAGTCTAAACCTACTGCGGCTACTTCAAATTTAATGCCGTCTGGTGTCTCGTAAATGTCTACTGGATGTGTTACTTTCTGCGTAATTGCAGAGAATCGTGAATTTGCTTCGAACAAGTCTCGCCATAATAAATCAAATGGATCGAGCTCGAATGGTCTCAATGTTCCCATGTTTGTTTGTTTTGTGTTCCCTTACGGTGAACTGTTAATTAATGTTTATTTTATAACCTTGGCCTACCTACAGTACCATTTATTATAAATATATATAACTTTTAAATAGTAGAGAAATTAATCTTTAAAGTGATTGTATTATTTCAAAATTATCACTTAATTTAGCTATCGCTTCTCCTGTATTACTTACTTCTGGAAGATTATTATCAATCCACCAATACTCATCAGGATTATTTTCATACATAGCTTCTAATTTATTAAAGTTGACTTTATACCAATCTGATAAGCTATAATATTCTGATATTTGAGATACTACTACTGATCTTTCAGTTGGATCAGTTTGAGTATAAGGTAGAAAATATTCTATACCTCCTTTAAAATCTGAAAAAGATGTGTATCGATCTTTATTTTTCTTTTGAATGTATCCTTTAATGTCGCTTATTTCTTTTGGCACAGAAATCACTCTATATATTTTGCCTTGTTTTTTATATGGTTGTAGTGTTTGTATAAGTTGATTTATATTAACATCAGGATTATATCCAAATCCAGTATTATAATCACTTACTACCCAATCTCTAACTGCTTCTAAACCAGGTATATTAGAGTTTTCATTTAATAAATCTATTAGCTTTATCATACTTATAAATATTATCAATGGCCATCTCTGAGGTTGGGCGCTAGTGCTGGAGGCGCTTTTAAAGCTATGCTCAGCTTAGTAGTGTTTTCCATCAAATCCTGGACGATCTTGGCCGCTTCTTCTGATCTGGTATTGTCTACCTCAATTACCAACTGATCATGGATTTGAGCACATACCCAGCCGCGTATACCTAGTTCTTGGAACTTTCTATTGATGGCTAATGCTGCACGGTTAACAATTGATGCTGCAAGACCTTGAATCTGTACGTTGCAACTATTATTCAATCCATTTATATAGTCTCTAGATAGGTTTTTTATCTGATCAACACCATACTGCCTTTCCATCTCTTTCTTGATGTTCCAATCAAGTAAGTCATCTCCAATCTTATCGTAGATTGCTTTTACTTTAGGTAAGTGTCTTACTCTACCAACTTGTGTTTTAACAAAGCCTTGTTCTTTAGCCTGCTTTTTAGATCTTTCCATCCACTTTTTGAGTTCAGGGAATCCATTCAAGTAACCATCAACAAGTTTCTTTGCTTCTTTAGTAGGAATACCAAGAGTCATACCTAGTGCATAAGCACCCATGCCATAAGGAATACCGAGTGAATAAGCTTTAGCTTTATTCCTAAGCTTAGGTTCCATCTTACGTAAAAAGTTAGGAGCTTTTTTATCAGGTGAATATTGAGTTAAGCCTTCTGTTTTGATAGCGATAGTAGAGTAGAAGTCCCAGTTATTTCTAAAGATGTCTTTAAGTCCTTCATCACCAGATACGTGGGCAAATGTATGTGGTTCAAGTGATTCATAGTCGCAATCAATAAAAATGTTTCCATCATCATGAATAAAGAATGCCCTGATCAAGTTATTGTACTCAATTACGATAGGCTCATCATCACCCTCTTCTTTAGGTCTTGGAAGCTGTTGAGCATCAGAACCATAACGACCGGACACAGTACCGTGCTGTTTATAATAGAAGTAGTATCTACCGTCTTCTTGAGCATCTAAGAAACGATCCATGTAAGTACTCTTGATCTTAAGTAGCCTATTATAGATGCGTAAGTTTCTAGCCCACTCATACTTGCCTGCAATAGATTGCACAGTATCGTCGTCAAATTGTGGCTTACCTGTTTTTGTAGTAGATAAAGGTTTGATACCAAGAACACCGAATGCTATTTCACCTAATTGATCTTTAGACTGAATATTAAAATATGCTCCATCGTTATCTTCTCTCCACAACTTCATAGCAATCTTCATTACTACATCTTTATCAAGTACAGAAGGATCTCCGTGTAGTAGGAAGTGTTTTGCTGATCCTTCAGGAAGTCTTATGAGTGATGATTTAGTAATACTATACTTTCCTGTCCTAGCAGATTGTTCTAGTTCATAATTGTATTCTTTAATAAGCTCTTGAGCAAATGTGCCTTTATTATTAGCTGGATACGCTTCCATTGCTTTCATTACAATCCAAGCTCTAACATCAGGACTTTTAAGTAGTTCTTTTGTTACTAGCTCTTCATATTCTTTTAGCTTTTGCCCAATAGACTCTCTAGAACTTTTAATAAGCTCAAGATCAAGTTTAACACCTACTTGCTCCATAGGAATTGTAACCTCTTTGTAAAGAGGCATAACCTCATCCTTGAAGAAGAAGTCTTCTAGTCCTTCAGCATACAAAGTCTTTATGAAGTGATTATAGACTCTAAGAGTTAAGTCAGTATCTGCTGCAGCGTATTCTGAAAGTAATTCAAGATCTGCTTTCCATATCTCATAGTTCTCTCTTGTGATTTGACCACCATTCTTTTTGATAGACTCTTTAAGAGCAACTTGTTCTTCATTAGCTGCTTTATCAATATCTAGACCGATATCTTTTTGTATCATCTTGGCAATATCCTTAAGACCGAATGCAGAACCTCCCATAAAGCCTGCGCCTTCCTCTTTTACTGTATGCACTAAAAGCATAGTATCTACATAAAGACTAGAAAGCAAATCAACATCATAAAAGCACTTGACGAACTTAACGTCAAATGATGCATTATGCATGATTAACTTTTTACCAATAAGTAGTGAGATTGTTTTCTTTGCAAGATCGTGGCATAACTTACCATCAATATAAGCATCTTGCAACTCTTCGTCTTTGAATATCATTGTAGGCATATAGTAGCCTTTACCTTCTTCTCCTGATACTGAGAAGCCGATGATTTTACCTTTACGAGGATTAAGACTATTTGTTTCTGTGTCAAATGCAATTAGATCACATGATTTAATGTGATCAATCATCTCTTTGAGTGCATCAAGAGATTGAACTGTAACATAACTTTTATTCATATTAGTAATTTCAATACAAATATAAACAATTTGTTTGAATCAGTTAATGTTTTTTCCTATAGTGTTTTACTTAGTAGTTTAATGCAGTTTTAACTAGTGACACGTAATTGTCCACTACGGTCTTAACTTCGTTAAAAGTAATAGCTATTGATCCAGTCCTACTTAAAAGTGTAGTCATTGCAAGTATTTCACTAGAAGAACCTGTTGCGTATAAAGTACCACCATTAAGATCTGTACTACTAACAGAACTAGAAACAACTGTACCAAATATAGAACCCCAGTTAGGATGTCCTAATAGTACATAAACGTCACATACAGCAGGATCAGCTGACTGTCCAAATGTTTGACGATAAAAAGCGTATGTTGTAAAACCATTTACTACAGAGCCAGAATATATACTACCTGTAACTAATGATCCTCCACCGTCTGCTCCAATATTTCCTGCTTTTTGAAATCCAATAGGACCCGATCCACTTCTTGCTCCTATTAAAGTTAGTGGGTGGAATCTAGAGTTTTGGGATCCTCCTGGAAAAGATCCCGTTGATTGGCTATAGCCTATTGATGCATAATAAAAACTGCTATCTATTATTGCAGCAGATTGAGATGCGTAATTTGATGATACATTTATTGGTATATTTGCACTATTTAAATAGCTTGTATTACTACGAAGCCATGGAGCTGTGTAGTTACCTGAGTCATACATATCATTTCCACCATCTAATATAGAATAAGAATTGCCATCTAAGAAGTAAACAAAAAAGTTAGGGTTTCTTAAGCTTCCTGTATTAGCTCTTAAGACAGGCATGATTGTATTTATCTGGGTATAAACAGATCCTGAAACTGGAGATAAGCTGGCTGATACTGTATTTAATAGAGATAGTCTTCCACCTAGGTTAAAATTAGACAGAGTGAAACTACCTTGAGATGAAGTATTTGATAAAGTTAAAGGCATATAAGGATAAATATCAGTCCTCCTTTTCCTCTTTTGTCTTATAAGGAAACATCTTATTAAGCTCCTCTCTACGTCTATTACAACCGCAGTCTTCGTGGCCTGCTGCTTTAGCTACAGTCTCAGCTATCTTATCTATGCCTGTAAAATGTGTAAGTTTTGCTATTGTATCACCTAGACCTTTTGACTCTTTATCATCTGTCTTGTTTTTCATCTATTTTTTTTTCTAGCTTTTGAATAGTATTACCGGCTGATATGGCAAGGATATGAATCTGATTCCAACTTGTATAATTAATAATATAATTGTCGCACCTAAATAAATATAGTCTGGAGTAATCGTAACCGTCATGATCGTTATTTTAATCAAATGTAAGCCAATCTTCTGACTCTTTTTCTTTTATCTTTGTAGTACCTTTTGTCCATTCTGGATTAAATGGGCAGTGCCTACATTTGTTTCCACAACAAGTACCTCTCTCTAAATGGAAAAGAGCGGTAAAAACCACCCTTCCATTTTCAAGATAGTAGTGCACATTTTCTATTATACTATTTCGCATGCTCCACCTGCACAGGCTAATTCGCCCTTTTGATCAGTATTATCTTCTACTTCAATTACTTTTGATAAGTCTATTTCATGTAAATTAGATATTAAACTATCAAACTCTTCTTGTGTTATAGATTGAAAAGGGGCCTGGACGTAGCTTCCGTTGTCATAAGGAAGACAGGATAGCGCGGTATAGTTATTCCTATTATCCCATGCCCATTCTCCAACTTCTGGCCATTCTTCTGGCTTTAGAGAAATAGTTACAGATACATTGTGAGTATTTCTACCTGTTCTATGTCCAGGTTTAATCCAATCTTTATGCATCTTTTCTACTCTATGAAGAAGATCCATTGCAGACTCAGACCTTAAAATTGCTCCTTCAGGTGATCTTTGTGGTACTGATACAACTGCTTGTGATTGTGGTTTGAAGTATTCATCTTCAACCAATTCTGGATGGTAGATAGAAAGATGCGTATAAAGAGCTTCATTTTTACCAAGCCTCATCCTACGAATATAGAACTCATCATGCCATGCGTGAACACCAGATGATGTACCAAGAACCATTGATGTAGTTCCAGAAGGCTTAACAGTTGTACAACGAGCTGCTTTATTAATATTAAGGATCTTCGCTACCCTTTCATTCTCTTCTTTTACAATAATAGCGGCTTCTTTCATGTTTAATTTCAATACTGCTCCAGAAGCGATACCAGTCATACCAACACCAATCAATGCATCTTTCTCAGTTGTTTTTTTCCAAATATCACGAAGATAGTGGAAGTCAGTATATGAAGCTTGAAGTGTTCCAATAAATGCTGCGGCTTTAACCCTTTCATTTAAATCTTCTTGAGACTCTAAGTTAGACACGTTTACTTCACACAAGTTACAGAATTGGAATGGTCTAAGTGCAATCTCAGCACATGGATTAGTTCCCCAATCTTTATCATTAGTCAAAAAGAATCCAGGTTCACCGGCGTTAGACAATTCGATCTTTTTCCAAAGAGCCATAAAGTCTTCTTTCTCAACACGATCACGTAAGATAACAGCAGAGTTGTTTGCACGACCACGTTGTGGATTGTTTTCCCACCAACTACCAAACTTAGATGTAAGCATCTCTTCATCATTGAAAGAGAATAGGCTAATCAATGCAGCACGACGAATACCTCCAGACAATACTGCATCAGCAATATAACATATAATATCATGACATTCAATAGGATTTAACCTGTCGCCTGTCTCTTTACGATCAAGAATCTTTTGGATCTGGAATAAGCACTCTTTTAAAGGTTCAGGACCAGGTGCTTTACCACCTGCTGTGATCAACATAGCTCCTTTTGGCCTAATATCACGTAAGTCAAATTTAGGTCTAGGTCCACCTACAAGATAAGACTTCATCAATAGTTTGACTGCGTCTGCCCATCCTTCAATTGAGTCACTAACTAAGTATCTTTTTTCTTTGATAGGCTTAATAATCTCAGGTAGTTTTTCTACATGATGACGTTGTACAGAATAACCTACTCCGCAACCACCAAGTAAAAGGAACATTATTTCTGAAAATACACGCCAATCATCAATAGGAGCGAAAGAACAGTTAAATATACGAGCATTATTAATCTCAATGGGTTTTCCTGCAAACTGCATTGAGCGCATTGACGGAAGAATTTTTTTATCATATACTAGTTTATAAACGCTTTCAATTTCGTCTGTAAGATGAGGGAACTTATTTATATGCATGTTCTTATTCCTCGTAACTATTTCATTCCAAGTTTCTCTTCTTTCCAATTCTGGCAGATATTTTGCATACTTATTGTACACAGTAATTTCAGACAAAATCTGTTGCGTGATGTCCATTTTTAGTTTTGTTTAAAAAAAGTTTAAAAAATAAAAGTTTAATTAGACGACTTAAAAGTCCTCTATTAGTTCTATAACCTATTATAGTAAGATCTGTGGTTGGTTGTCTACTTAACTACCTGGTAAAATACTACCTTTTGAAGTAGATTGAGTTAAAACAGGATTGCTTGTTTTCTGAATCTGATTGATCTTAGATGTGGTCAACCTATCAAACTGATTGTTTGATGTGGTATTAAGTTGTGCAATCTTATCATTGTATTTAACAGGAGTAGCTTTAGTACGATAGTTATCTCCTTTGATTGCCTTTTTAAATAGATCTATCAAGAAATTCATATTAGTCCGTTTTTCTCTAATAAATATAGCCTTTTCAGGTTAATTTATAAGCCTAACTCAAAAAACTTGTTAGATAAGTATGCTTTTTCATCTCTATCTAATCCTGAGCTAAATGGCTTACTTGAACCACTAGCGGGAGTTGATGTGTCAAATGTCAATTCATCATCATCAAGGCTATCAGGATTGATTTCGATACTACCATTATTAGTACTTATCTTTGCAGAGTAAGTCATTCCGTCCATACCGTATCTGTTTTTCATAATATGAATACGACCTGTACCGTTAACTTTATCTTGGCGCTTTCTTGATAGAGACATTGCAAAGTCTGCGATCATCATCTTATTATACGATCCAGCTGCTTTATCACCTTCAATAACATCATCTTTTGCACCAGCCCTATTTACCTGAGATACTGTCCAGATAGGTACTTTAAGCTCTCTTGCCATACCTTTTGTTGCCGTATAAACATCATCGATAGCGTCTTTAGGATCGATTGACTTTGTTTTACTCTTTAGCAAGTCAACATAGTCAATAATAACCAAGTCTGGAGGATAGCCTAGATCAGAACACTTCTGGATGTGGGCTTCGATTGTATGGGTAGTTGCTTTTCCCATAGGAAACTCTTTGATAACAAGCTTACCTTTCAATTTACCTACTGCTTCCTCGATAGCACCGCGATGCTTATGAACCTGTTGTACATCTATTCCTGTA